GGGGTCAGTGGGATTGGGTCTGTTTTGATTTCGTCGCTCATAATTATTCTCCGGGGTATTCGTCTTCGGCGAAGGTGAATCGCACCTCATCCGGTGGACCATTGGTTAGTTTATGTTCCCATGCATGCAGTGCGCCGTTGAGGATCTTGATCCCAGCCCAGCCAATGGCCAGAACCCCACCGCCGATGACGATGGCCGGCACGATGATGCCGACCTGGGGAACAGGCTGGATGGTGGGTGGCACAGATGCCAGCGGCACCAAGGGAGGGGAGGTGGCCGCCTGGGGCAGCACCAAACCACCACCCAGCACAGTGATAAGAAGTATGTTTTTCATAGATGACGTTTTCTCGCTAAGCAATGCGTGAACAACCACAGATTGGACAGGCTCATAAGGATGCAGAACATGCACAGGCCATAATGACCTAAGTAAAACATGGCCAAAGCAGCGGGCCAGCAAAGGGCGCCGACGATGAGCGCAATGATGGTGATAACCATTGATCCTCCTTAGTACGCCACCAACCGGATTCGCACTTGGTCGGTGGCGCTTTTGACTGTGGTGAAATGCAGGCAGGTCGAGCAGGGTTGGCGCAATGCGCGGACTTCCCGTGGCGGCAACAGAACCGTTTCGCTGGCACCACCGGCCCAGCTTGCTCCGCCATCAATGCTGACTTCGGTGAGCCAATAGTTGGCTATTGGTTGGAAAAAGGCGTTGGCATTGGTGCGCTCTATCGACGGTGGCGGATACCAAGAAGCGATGAATTGACCATTGGTTTGGGTTACCGGCACTGGAACGATTGAGCCGGTGACGGTCGATGTGGCGATGCGCAGATTTGTCGGTGCGCCGGGCACTTGGGCCAAGATGGCGATGGGTAGGAGTAGGAGTAGGTATTTCATGGTGAGGGTCGATGTTTCTCAAGAATGACCGTTGCATTAGATATTGCGACATCCAGTTCATATTCTCGTGACGCAGCCAAATGGCCCGCCCGCATCCACATAATGCACAGATTTGTGAAAGCCTCCCAATCCAGTTTTCTGTAGTAGTTGTTTGTATCACCCAATACAACCGCAACCGGGGCGGTGGGCGCTACTTTTGTGGTTAGGAAACACCACAAATGGACAGTCATGGCGAGGGCGATGAGGGCCGCGACCAATGAGATCCACAAAAAGATTTTGGATATCATGGATTGGTCAGTTTGGCGGCGGCGGCTTCGATGGCCGCGACGCAAGAATCTCGGGCGGTTCGAGTGTGGGAATCCCAGACATCCTCCTGATAGAGTTCGGCGCACAATTCCGCCGCATGTCGCAGGGCGTCGGCTTGGATGGCGCGGACGTTCCGGCAGGAAATGCAACTGCACTTGAACTGCCCGGTAGTCGTCGTTGGGCGGAGGCTTTCTACGTGCGCGTCGATAAACTTCTGCGTATGGTGCCACTGTTCGGCGCTCTTTAGGCTCATAGGTTTTTCTCGCGCACAATAGGGCAAATGTTTCTTATGTTAACGTTACGGGTTTTGAAAGGTCGCGCTCATGCGCCAGCATCACCTTCACGAAAACCAGCGGATCGATGCCTCTATTGTGAGCGTAACGCATGAACATAATCCCATGGCGGCAGAGATTGCAGTAGGGGCCGCGCTTATTAACTTTCGCAGCCTTCTCAGCTTTGCACCGCTTCTCCTCGCAGGGAAAGGTGGTGTCGCAACAGTGGCACCGATGCTCATGCTTCACGTCGCTCACTTGCGCCTCCTTGCCTTGGGCGCCTTGGGTTTAGGGGGCCTATCCAAATAATCCGACACCTTGTCTTTCGCTTGGCCCAACAGCACGACGGCTTCTGTCAGCAATGGGTCAGCACCAAGCAGCTCGACTGTGTAAATTGCTGCTCTGATTGCAATTTCGGCCGGTGCATTTAGCGTCACATCGGCTCGTCTTGGAATTCCGTCTTCTCGTGGTTTCATAGTTCATGGTTTTGGCTTAGATGTGGAATGATCTCCGCTATGGTCACCCATCCTTCACTGCATTTTTCTCCAGTTTGACGCTCTTTTGCTTCCCTACAATCCTTAGCGTTGTGAGTCCAAATCTCGGTTCTCGTATGCGCGTCCTTGACTATGAGCGTAGGGAAACACCAACACGTAGGCTGGGCGCAATGAACTTCATGGTCTCCAATTGGAATTGTATGAAGTCTTCGCTCTGGGTCTTCAGGTTTAACTCGCCCGCAATCACAACCCATCGGCACTGGCGAGTGCTCGCTATAACGGTGACCTTTAATCAGGTCACCGCACCAACAAACTTCAGGGTCGATTTCGTTTTTGCATCGAGGACAAATCATGGCGAGCGCGATTGAATTTATTAAGTCTTCAAGCCTTTAAGCTTACAGGTGGGTTTTTCCATATTCACCAAATAGACCTCGGTGAAATGCGGTGACTAGGCATTGGCGACAGAAGTGAACATTGGTCGTATTGAACTGCCAGATGAGCTTAGTTTCCTCCAAACCGAACTGGTAAATCCTCCCATCCTTGGCGGTGATGGAAAAAGTGAGCGGCTCTAGCTTCGGATGACCGTAGCCAATCTCAATAGGAGCACCGCAGCCGTCGCAGGTTATTGTTTGCATTTGCGTGCGCGTGAATTTAAGTCTTCAAGCCTTTAAGTTGTACTGCTTATAAGCCTGTACTGCTGTACTTCCTTTTTTAGCCTGCCGCTTCTCCCAAGCATCGGCTAGAAATGCCGCATAGCCATGGTCATAACCGCGCTTGAGTGCGCTGCGAAAAATGCTGCCCCAAGTGTGAGGTTTTCGTTTCATTGGTTTGGGTCGTGCCACCACCAAGAGACGTGAAGCGGAACGCAGGGTAGCAGGCAAAGCCACAGATCAACGCAGTTGCCCTGCCGCTTCCAGAACGCGCCGATCCAACAATCTTGCAGCTTAAACTCGAACGCTGCCCGCAGTTGGAACTGGGTGATTTGCTTGGTAAGGTTGAACGGTCGAGTGGTCATGGATTGGTCAGTTTGTCGGCCTCTGCCTTGATTACCTCTGACGCCACATAGGCGGTGCTGAATCCTTTCGAGATGCACAATTCCGCCGCATAACGCAAAGCCTCAACGCGCACGGCTCGGATCATGGCGTGGACCGACTTTTGTTCGGAGTGCTTCCAGTATGACTCCCACCATTCTTCGGCAGTCTTTAGCTTCATTGGTATCCTAGCCTTCTCAGCGTTTCTCATATTTCCATGGCCAGATTGCAGCGTAAGGCACCATTCGAAAAAAGATCCGTGGGTCGTGTGGCTTGGTCCGCTCGGGGCGAATCTTTCCACGCCGTTTACGCGGTAGCCGACGATACCAATCAGGATCAGCCTCGGCTTTCTTTATGTTGGCCGGAGCACGACGCGGTGGCCGACTGCGTGGCCGCTTCATGGATTCGGGTGATGCTTGCATATCATGATATCCGAGTCTCCGCTGTGGGTATCTTTTCATCCTCGTCACTCCGGGGACGTGACTTGTTGGCTGGTGGCGGCGAATCCTTGTCAGCCAGCGGCGGAACCGCACCTAAACGGCTCGGACGGGTCAGCGGCATGATTAAACGGTCGATATGGAGCACCATTCGGCCGTTGTTGTCGCGCAAAGTAGTTGAGCGAACGACGCGCTTTCCGTTTGGCAGCGTCACCCAAAGTTTCATGCATGTGGTTTGCATCGAATTGCGCGTCATTGACCAGCATCGTGAGTGTGCCCATTCCAATCCACGTCTCCATTCCAATCGAAGCGCACAAAGTCTTCAGCGTCCTGATTGCGCAGAATCAAGGTGCCGCAGTTGGCACCAGTTTGGTCAAAGACACTGAATTTGGCGTGCTGGGCATCGCGTGATTCACAGCGGAGTTTGAATGATTTTCTCATAAATGAATTAAGGCTTGTACAGTTATAAGCCTAAAGCTGAATAATCTTTACGGCTTAAACCTGGTCTCATCGCGTTGTAATGGCCTGCATGGGAACCTGACTAAAAGAAAAGCAAAGAACAGAAAAACAAAAGAACCCCCCAAGAAAAAATAGGGCAGCCCTATAGCCCATAAAAGAGAACAAAGAAAAAGAAAACCTCAGCCTCCGTTTAATGAGGCTGTTCGTTTTCCTTCTCGCCTGATGGGGAGTCTTTTGTCCTCGCGCACCACTTACACCAGCACCCGCCGAAGCTGGGCCGGCCATGTTTCGGATCAACGATATCCCCGAATCCGGAATCGGGTGTTGGGAGAAAGAAAAAGACTGCCGGGTAGAAAATCCTGAAACGGGAGGAAAGGATTCCGTCTTTCGACGGCCGGCAGTCAGAGTCGAAGTTACTAGGCTACCGCTTTCCGTTCCAGACCTTTCTACTGGTCTTCCGCCTAACGCGACCTTTTTATTCCTGCGGCGCACAAGATGCAAGCAAAAGTTATTCACGGGGGTTAAAAGTCGTAAACACAGTCATGGTGGCAGCAACTGAATTTGGGGCCTGTGCTGGGCTCAAGGTGCTGGCTCCAAACCTCACCGGCACTCAGGCAATTGGGCCCTTCCTGTTGCAGCAGCGGATTCTGGCAGGTGCCCATGTCGCGGTGGTCATGCCCCTCCTTGGGCGGTTCCCAATGCTTGCAGGTGTCACAGGTATTCACAAGTTGTCCTCAGGCTTCTTGGCTTCCTTCTCTCGCTCCTTGTCCAAGAGCCATTCACCGATGGCATGACTCAGTAATAGCACGGAAAGGCACACCGGGGCCTGCCAGTGCTTAATGTCCTGCATCGACACCAACCAGGCGCAGAAAAGGACACTGCGGCGGGTGCCCAAGTGTTTGCTTAAATGCCAAAGCTTATCCTCTCTGCTCATGGCGTGGCCTTCTCTTCCTTGGGCTCTACAACATCAAGGACCGCTCCCACGACTTCCTCCCGCAGCACAGGCACGGCTACTGGGGCCTGGATGCCGATGACGGCGCTGCCCCGGGCGGTGGAGAGCACCTTGACCAGGATACGCCCGTCAATGAGGATGCTTTGGCCGATACGGCGTTTTAGGACGAGCATGGTTAATCTTTCCAGAGGTTTAGGGTGCGCAGGAAGGCTTCAGCGCGTTGGGCGGCCGTGGCCCATGCGAGTCGAGAAGCAGCCCAAGGATTGAGACAGAGATTGTCATCGGTGGCGAAAAAGCCAGATGGTTGCCGGATGTTCATAACAAGGCGTGCCAACTCGATTCCAAACTGATAACCATCCTTGCTGTTGTTTAGGCGCTCCTCAGCCTCCCGCATCTCATTGAGGTCGTTGAGATAGTCAGGAAGATAGCCAATAGCATCACCGGAAACTTCGTGCGGATGCGCTGGGTTCCCATCTGGGAAAAACCACTGCGTTGCTACAATTCCAATAATTTGTGATTTACTGGACTTGCACGTCCACCCACAGGCTTCGGCGATGGCGATTCGTTGAGCTTTGGGGGTCATACGCTTAGCGCCTCCACAGGCCGGTCTGTCGTTGTGGGCCAATACTGGTTTTCTTCTCGCCAGATGGCTAACAGGCCCATAAATAGCCCATGGTAGTAGGAAACTTCCCCAGGCCATACTTTTGCCTCCAGTTGGGCGGGCCCGGTGGAGGATACCGCGATGGAGATGATGCAGTCGATCTTGCGACTGGGCAGTTCTGGCGGACAGGCCCCAGCATAGGAGCCAAGCTGGAGAGCCCAACTGAAATAAAAGCTAAATCGTTTACCCTTATTGTCTTGCGTCTTAATATCGATCAACGCAGATCGCCCGTCCTGGAGTATGGCGTAATGGTCCTCTCGGCCAGCGTATCCATCTCCTATGACGAATTGTTCCACGGCCACTGTCCGCTTGACCCACTTCTCATACCAGCGCAGATACAGGTCATAGACGGGCGCCAAGTCCGGCACCGGTGTTAGGGCTGGAGTTGGACCTGCCCCAACCACGGCGTGGTGAAACTCTTGGATGAGCTTATGAAACGCAAGCCCCTTATCCCTAGCAGTTTGGCTATGTTGGTCAGCCCATCGCTCGCAAGCTTCATAGAACTCCTTGTCAGTCCATTCCGGCTTGCGCGGGGTCGTTGCCGTGGCCTCGTGCATGGACTTTTTGAAGTATCTCACAAGCCCCTCTCCCTTAATGAGTTGCAAAACAGTGGTTGGAGATGGCAGTGCTGGGGGATTTGTTTTTCGTGCCTCCCTCAGTCCATCGACCAATTTTCCTGTGGGGGTATAAAAATGGCTCACGGTCGGTTCCTTTGTTGTTTCTGTATAGGTTGTTCCAATGCGCGACTGACGCTCCAACCGCGCTTTAATCGTGTGCCTAGCGTCTTTACATGAATGCCCTTCAATATCGCCCAATGAGGCAGAAGCCGAGCCTCTCCTTGATGGCTTATATAGCGGTTGTTGCGTTTATTCTCGCCCTGTTCAAATCTGGTAGCCCATTTGCAATTCCCAGGCTCGTAATTTCGATCATTGTCGATGCGCTCAATGGTTAACTTCGGCGGGCAACGGCCCATGTCCCTCAGGAACTCTTCGAAACTATTCTTCCATTGTTCGCATACCGTAATTCCTCGCCCTCCATAATCTGGATAGGCTTTACAGCGTGGATTTAAGCATCGGTTTTTCATGTTGGCCCAAATCCGCCATTCTCTGCTTACTTTCCCCTTGCGGGCGTCACCATGGGTAAGGCGATTACCTTCTCTGGCCAAGCACCCACAAGAGCTGGTCATCCCACTCCTTAACCTTGCGGCTGGCACATTGATTTCCGATCCGCAGTTGCACTTACACTGCCAAACTACCGATCCCCAGGACGTTTTCCCCACCGGTGCCAATGCCATCAGCCGCGAAAAGCGAACTCCATTCAGTTGTAGCCTTTTTCCCATAGGTCAATAGGGGTTGCTGTCCTCGCTGTCAGTGTTTTTGTTCTTGGATTGTTCCATGTGGAACTTGGCGTGGTCGCAGGCCCGCCCGAACTCGATGTCGGCGTTTGAGGGCGGGTAGTGCTTGCCCTTGAAGTCCCGGCCCAGCTTGGCCTTGGCTTCGCTATTGTTCATCGCCAGCCCATAGGCCCGCTTGCTGTCGGTGCGGAACAACTGGCCAAGCGTCATGGGCTGGGCGTCATACTCCTTCTTGGTCACCCCTGGAGGGGGGATAGGGCATATAACCTTCTGCCATTCATGCTCCTCAAAGTAATCTCCGCTCACTACATCCCATTGCCACTTACAGCCTTGGCACTCCAGGATGCCATCGAATTCCTTCGATAGCCCAACGTCCTTGTGGCCGCAGTTTGGGCAGCCCAGATTGGCCGCGTCCACCGCGCCGCCCATCGAATGCTCGCGATGAACCCCGGCTGGCTTTGGCAGTAGTGGCGGCGGCGGCTCATCTACAGGCTCTTGCGGTTCGGCCATCATGGCCAGGACCGCCTTCTCGTGGGCCAAGAACTGTTCTTGGACGGCAGCGGAGTTGCCGTGGACATCTCGGGATCTATCCAGAACGAAAACTTGGGTAACATTACCCAGGATGCGGTCGATGGGCTCATTGGGCAGAATCCAGCCCTTGTCGGTAGCGTACCGCTGCCAATATGGGACGCTGGCAGGGTCGCTCTTGGCCTTCTCTACCAGTTTGGCCTTACAACGCTCCTGGAAGGCATTGAGCACTGCCGTGAGCCCTTTACCGGCCGGCTTGGACGGCGCCTTGGCGGGCTGTGACGCTGGTGACGCTGGTTTAACCGGTGCCGGAGCAGGTCTTGGGGTGAATTGCGCCCTCTTGCCGGCTGCTGCATTGCCGTCATCGTCATACTCGTCGATTGCGATGTTGAAGATCATCTTGAGCAGATAACGCATCCCATAGCTTACGGCTGAGCCGGTTGCGTGAGTCTTGGTCTGCACGTCCCCGCCTTTGGCTCCCTTGCCATCGGCAGGCATCTCGATTTCAACGCGCTCAGTGTGGCCGGCCCTATGGCTAACCCGGCAGGTTATGGTCACTCGGTCTGGTCCGGCAGACCGGGTGCCGAAGGACAACGAGAAGCCATGGGCGGTGTAGATGGGCCGGACAGCCCGGTCAAGCGCCCCATAGGACACGTATCGACTACGAGTCTGTGGGTTATCGCTATCCCGGGCTACCGGCTGCATTTCGCTCTGAGCCGCGTTCATGGCTTGGTCGTACTCGCTCTCGGCTCGCTTAGCCTGCAATCGCTCAGCCATGGCCAAGAGCTTCTCCATTTTCTCCACGTCCACGGTTGAATCGCGGGTTGCCCGCTCGACTAGGGCAAGCATTGGCTCGATTTCGGGGCCGCGAATCGCTTCTGGCATAGTCGGCACGCCCACACCTAATGGCGGTGGGCCTATGTCTATGGGTTCAGATGAGTCATTCATGTTGGTTTTTGGTTATTCTGCAAGTCCGCCGTTGCCGTCGCCGTTGCCGTAGCCGTTGCCGTAGCCGTTGCCGTCGCCGTCGCCGTCGCCGTCGCCGTCGCCGTCGCCGTTGCCGTCGCCGTCGCCGTAGCCGTAGCCGTAGCCGTCGCCGTTG